CTGCCTGAGATCGGGAGCAACCTCAGGCATGATTTATCAGGTTAGGTTGTAGCGACGAACTCCACCGGCAACAAGAACGCCAGTTGCTAGATAACCATAAAGCATAGTCTCAATCTCACCGCTGACCACAACATTTGTTGAAAGTTGTAGTGTTGGTGTTTCGTAAATTGCAACAGCTGATGGCACAACAATAAATGCTGACTCATCGATAGTTGTTGAAACTGCTTTGTTTGAAACATATAGATCCAAGCCCATAACATTGCCACGAAGGCTTTGTGATGATGCTGAACCCGCTGCATTTTGTGGTTGTGAAGCTGAGAAAATTGGGCGACCAGTTGTATCTTGTGCGCCAATTAATAGACCCCATTGTGATGTTCCAGCAATGTAGCGTGTAGCAAGTTCGCCAGTTGCAAGGTATGCAGCTGGTGCTTCGGTCTTAACATAGGCAACAAGTCCATCAACAGATGCTGCTTGTGCACTTGCTTGTGTTCCACCAGCAGTTAAAGCTGCAATAACGGCAGCCTCAGTTGCACCTGCATAGGATCGACGCATGTTTTCAAGCATTGCTTCAAAAAAGCTCGGATCTGCTCTATCAATCAGCTCAACAGAATAGCGTTGTAATCCAGCATATTTTTTAACTGTTAAATCAACATAAGATGAAACAATTCCTGTTTCGGATGGTGCGCCACCTTCAGCTGTTTCTGCAACTGTTCCTGAAGTTGTAATCTTTGGAACGCTTACCTGCATGCCAGCATTTGGCAGTCTGCGTGTTCCAATTGCATCAATAGCAGCACGAGATCCAATTGATGTATCAACTACAGTTGAAACATATTGAATTGGCTTAAATGCTGGGTTGGTTGTAAAACTGTCATCTGCAAAAGTTAAAACTTTCTTTGCATCATCTTTTGCTAATGCGACATATTGAGCACTCTCATTGTTGCCCAATGTTGCCTTGATTGAATGCTCTAAGAAACGAGCTTGTGAATTGATTGGTGAGCGTGGCTTTGTATAAGCAACTGGTTGTGCTGCTTGTATTGCCACAGGCTCAGATTTTGCAGCTTCTACCGCTTCGGTGGCGATAGGAGCTTCTGAGTTAGTGTCAGACACTTTGTCCTCCTGTTTTGTTTGATCCTCAGCGGTTGCTTCGGAATTCTGGTTTTCGCTGGCTGCAACTTCGGCAACCCTTGCGCTATCAATGGCAGGATCGGCAACAAGGCTAACTTCAACGAGTTTTGATGCTTTAACACGCATCACGCCCTTGCTGCTATCCCAATCATCGACAATCACGCCAACGCTAAATCCATCTCTTAAACCTTCGGCTGCTTCAAGCAAACTGTCATCGCCAGCAATAGTTCCGGCAATCTTGAATGTTGCCTCAATGCCTTTGTCGTCAGCTGTAATGTCAATCATTTTGCCAATAGGACGAGTACGATCATGTTCAAGTAATAATTTGATTGGCTTGCTGAAATCAATGCTGTTTTTTTCAAATAATGTTGCGCCAGCACTTGTTATGCCTTTTTCATCCCAAGACACAATTGTGCCTGAGATTGTGCGCTTGCGATTATCCGCAGCTGTTAATGTAATTGGGAAATCAATTCTCATCGAATTAAATCCTCCTCCTCTTGTATTTGCTCGACACTCATTGCGCCAATGCGATTTAAGATTTCATAAACTTGCGCTCGCTCTAACGCAGATCCACGCAAGAAATCATCTAAGTCAAATCTGACTTCAACGCCATTTGGCACAAAATCAGCCATTGACAATCTTTGTTCAATTGATGTCAAAATTGGTCGTAATGAAAAATCAATAAGTGCTTTTCTTTCAGCTGTCATGTTGCTGTATGTCATGCTGGTAGTTTCTGCTGAAACAAAACTTGCCGGAATGCCTGTTGCTCTGCTAATTTCCAGAGCCAAGTATTGTCTGGCTTCATTTAGTTGTAATTTTGCAGGATCGAAACCCAATGCTTGCAATTCAACATCAGCATTTAAGAATGCAGTTGATCTTGTTGATCTGCTGGCTTTCCATGATTCTAACAATCTTGTAATTCGCTCTGGTGTTAAATTTGTGCCATTTGATTTTAAGACCATTGTTGGAACTGGCTCTTTTGCATACATTTCAGCCGCTTTTTCTAATTCCAATGCAGCTCTGATTGTGCGACCTGCTCGATTTAATAATCCTTCATCAAGTCCATTAAATACAACTAAACTACCAACACCATAAAGTGGAACTTCTGCGCCATCAACTCTATAAAATAAAATTTCAGTTTGATTGGCATTTAATTGATAAGTAATTCTATCTGGTGCAACTCTTGTCCATGCTCTTACTCTTGCGCCATCTGATTCGGAATAGGAATCTAAAACTTGACCATAAGCAAATCCTGTGAATAATAAATCCTCAGCAATCCAAGCATAAGTTGCTGATCCGGGAATTCTTGGATCTGGTTGCATTAAAACTCTCGCCGGTCTTAAATGCTCTTTTGTAAAATGATTATAAGTTTCAACTGGCAATGATCCAACAGTCGAACAAATTATATTTCGTGCTCTTGCCAATGCAGGAACAGACATTGCTTGTTCTCTTGTAGCTGTTTGGCTTCCATAAATCATTCCGCCAATTGCAGCTTGTAAATTGTATGGAGCATAAGAAGCAGCAACATCTGTTGTTGGTGCAATTGTCTGATTTGTCAGGAAACGATCAAATAATCCCATTTGGACATAATATACCATAATGTCCGAATTATGCGATTTGTATGTCAATTTCCGTTTCTGCTTGTGTCGCAAAATATGTTGCTAATGCCGAAGCGACAGCTGCACAAACTGCCACTCGACTTGCACGCCTTCCGATGATCCATGACCCATCCCCATAGGGCAATTTCGCAGCGGAAAGCGTTTGTTGGGTCAGTTCATCCTGCCCACCATGTTGTAATCGATGGCTATTGATCGCCCCAAGCCACCTATCACAACTTTCAGCATATATCGCCCCATCCATATCTGTAATGGGAATTCCAGCCGGAACTAACCGACTTGCGACAGCTTGTGCAGTCCTTTTGGAATAAGCGACAGTCTGAACATTATATTTTCTAACATAAGGTGCAATGTCATTTGCAACCGCTAAATCATTTATTGAATAATCATTTGACCATGTATGCAGTAAAACTAAATTAAATTTTTCTCCTGGTAATTTTTGAGTAGCAACCAATGCGCCAAATTTTCTATCAGGCGATAAATCTAAACCAAACCAAGTTGGTTGCTCAGGATCTAATGGTATTGGGTCGGTCTGACATAATCCCCACTTTTGGGCATCAATTGCTGAATTGATTGTATCTACCCATTGCGCTAAAACCTCAGTTCGCACAATATCTGGCGGATCGTTAATAACAGCTTTCAAATTGTCCGGATGAATCGTTATTCCTAATGATGGGTTGGCTTGAGCAAATGCACTCCAGTTCATCTCGCCTGACGGAAGCAAGATTGGAGCATCGGGTTCAGCACTCCACTCAAACCAACCAATCGGATCGTTGGTCGTAGCTGAAGCCAACGCCCTCTCACGCAATTTGTTCAAAATTACAGAATGTTGGTCTCCGGCCGAGCTATAAACCCATACCTGCGGATTTTTAGCAGCCATCATTGAATAACGCATTGATGACCAAGCATCTTCATCTTTATATTCTCTTAATTCATCAAGATGGATTGTTTCAGGCTTTGATAATCCTCTTGCAGCATTGTTTGCAGCCTTTACAACAAATCTCCTATTACCAAACAACTCTATTTCCTCAGCACCATGTTGCCATCGGATTTTCTTTACTTCTTTTTCAAGTTTGGGATTGGTTTCAATCAAGCTGACGATCTGCCTAAAGGTTTCAAGTGAGGTTGTAAGTCTGTGAGCTGACGCAAGTTGCAAACCCTCACCCCATACAAACATGCCGGTCAAGATCCGAAGCATCATCAAAGTCGATTTGCCTTGCTGTCTGGCCATGATTAGCCCAAGTTCTGAATGTGCCCACCTGCCATCCTCACGCACTTTGTGGCCATGTATGCAGACAAAGCGTTGCCATTCCATCAAGTTGATCCCAAGTTCAGCTGCAAAATCAATCATTTCTTGACCCTTACTTGGTAAATCATTGAGTTTTGAATGAATTCGTGGTGTTTGCACACCTCCTAAATTCGATTGAGCCTGATCAAATCCGATCGTTCCAGAATTAGTCATGACGGGTTTGATTGTGTCGGTTCATGCCCAATTGAGGTGTTTTGTGGGTTAGAAAAGGAACG